TGACTTTTCAGTTTCTGGTCGTGCCAAAAGCACCACTCCTTTCCAATCGGTCCGACTTTTCGGAAGTTTCCAGCTCAGGCCACTCCCGAGGGGGAAAAAGCTCCCCCTGTCCGGTGCCCCAAACACCGTTTCAATTTTGCTTAGGTGGGGGGGCTCCGAAAAATTTTTCGAACTCGCTTCTAAATTTTTTTTGCCAATACAATCCGCGACCGATAATCTTATTTGAGTTACGATCGTGGAATGTGTTGTGCACATTGTTAGCTAGGCTGATTAGGTTCCAATCCTCCAGCGCTAGCTCAGGATACTCTTCGAGTGGATAGATATGATGGATCATTTCTGCAGGTTTCGTCCGGCCGAACCGTCTCGACTCCTGGCACATGTAACCATCTCGCCTCAATATCCTCTCTCGTTTCCTTAGCCAGGCTTTTGACTTATAGAATGGCTTTGAGGTCTTCATACTTCAAACAAGGCGAAGACTTCATTCTTCTGCACATCTATCTGACCACCGCCATAACTTTCTTCTAGTTCGACCAGCATAGAGGTCTTATCTTCGTTCGTGTATCGAATGAATCGACCGACTCGCCGTTCGTTGTTGACGAAGCTAATCCATATCAGTTCGCCGCCATTGAGTTTGATTTCATCCCATGTCATCTTCTTCATCTCCTGTCGCTTAAATAACTCACGTATGAGACATCTTTGCTCATACCCTAATAACATATCGACCAATGCTCTATCTCTTCTCCTGTGGCAATTCTGTTAGGATATTGGCCACGTCATGACATCGACCACCCCTCTGAATTATCCTCAACGTATATTGTATATAATTGGCTCATCTCTCGGACTCTGCATCAGAATCAGCTTTCTAAGCATTCCGAAAAATGAATTTACAACTCACTCAATATATCGAACTCATAATATACCAAGAGAGAAGTTGGCTAAGGTTTGGTCTTTTCGGTCCTGGTTCAGACCGATGTATCGCTTGGTGATTGCCACGCTTGCGTGGTTGAATTGGTCCATCAATAGCGCTAAGTCTTTGTGTTTGCGGTAGTGATGATAGCCAAATGTCTTGCGCATGCTGTGGCTACCGACGTTTTCGATACCGCAATCTTCAGCAGCAGTCTTCACAATCAGATAGCCCATCTGCGTTGTGATGTGCTTGTTCTTTCCGTTGCGACTCTTGAACAGGTAGTCGTTTGGCTTCATGTCTTTGACATAGTCCATGAGCTCTTTCTTGAACTTGACGTTCATCCGAATCTTCTGGACCTTCTTCGTCTTCCGTTCGCGCTTGACGATATACCATCCACGGATGTCGTGGACTCTCAACTCTACGATGTCAGATATTCGGAGGCCTGTGTTAATTCCGACGATGAACAGGATGTAGTTCCGCTTGTTCCAGTCTTTTAGGTATGACGACATTAACTCAATATCGTCCAGGCTTCTAATCGGCTCGACGTAATTCATTTGGCTCTCCTTTCTCAGCACAAAAAGAGCCACCGTCTCCGGTGACTCAATGTATGCAATCTTTGATGCTATTATCATATCATGGATAATCAATAGAGTCTGTACCACCTATGTGATAACATAAATGTTACATTCCTTGATTTCATATCACGTTACACGTTAAATTAACGAATCGATGAAGCGAATGGTCCGCATTGTGTTGGCGTGTAATCGACGAATATGTCCGTGCGAATATCCTAGCTCCTCTGCGATTGATTCTAGCGTCATGCCATCGATGTACTTCATCTTTAGCAGCTTGCTCTCTACATCGTCGAACTGCTCGATCAACTCAATGAGCTTGTCCATTTTGGATTTCATATAGTCCAACTCAGTTTTGATTTCTTCGATACGTCGTTCTAATCCGCAAGCAATAGAGCCTTTGGTCAGCCTTACGTTTACCAGGTCACCTGACACCCAACGGTCCAACTCTGCTTCGCTTTGTTCCAGGTCGAACTCAAGATAGCCTATTCGCTTCTTCATCAGCGTGTAGGTATTCAACCATTCGTACAATTCACTCACCCCTTTGTTTAGAACGGCAAGTCATCTTCCGTGATATCGATTGGATGACCTTCATTCATGAATGACGTGCTGGCTCCAAAACTCGCCTGTGCGTTGTTTTGTGCTTGAGTGTTGTAATTCGATTGATCCTGTCCTTGACCTTGCTGGCTATATTGTTGCGCTGCTCTATTGTTTGTTGTCTGCTTAGACTCTAGCAATTCGAAATTGTTGACGACCACTTCTGTGACGTAAACTTTCTGGCCATGCTTGTTCTCGTAAGATCTAGTCTGTAGTCTACCATCGATTGCGATGAGAGAACCCTTGCGAGTCCAGTTGGCTAAGTTCTCCGCTGCCTTTCGCCAAATGACGCAGTTGATAAAGTCTGCTTCTCGTTCACCTTGTTGGTTGGTGAAGTTGCGATTGACTGCTAAGTTGAATGAGCCGGTAGCTGTTCCTGATGCAGTGAATTTCAATTCAATATCTCTCGTCAGCCTTCCTACTAATTGGACAGTGTTCATTTGTCATCACCCCTGTAGATTAAATTGGCACATAAGTCTAGCTGCCTTGCTTCATAAACCAGTTCGTTGTAGCGCCTTGGATTATCGTAGGCGTGCTTCATTGCTTTTCTGCGATAATGCATCGCCTTTTGTTTCAGGAAGGCGCGATGCTCTTTGCGCACCTTAGTTTCTAACTTATCGTACACCTGATTCACGCTCCTCATACTCTTTGAGTCTATCGATACAATAGCTGGCCTTGTCCAAATCTTCAGTGCCATTCTTGTCTTGATACCTGTGCAGGTATTTGTAGATGTGAGATTTCATGATGGCTCTGAACTCGTCGAATGGAAACTCATGATACCAACCTTCAAATAGGTCATGTGTGCCTTGACGATAGTGAGCAGGTCTAATTGCGTCTGTTGCTGTAACAATTGCGTTCGCAACCTCTTCATGATGTAGCGCAGGCGCCTTTGGTTCTTCCATTGGCTCCTCGGCTTGCTTGGATACCGGCTTACCTTTCTTGTTACAAGCCTTACATGTCTTACGATAGTTTCCGCCTCTGACTCGTTGAAACTTGTTGACTGGCAACTCTTTACCGCAGCATTCGCATGTTTGAGTTTGATTGCTATCTTCTGGCTCTTTGATTTCTTCAATGCCGTCATTTGGATTAGCGTAGACTAGCTTTGCTTTATATTCTAGGACGGCAATCTTGCCTTGCATCCTTATGAACTTGCCTTGCTTGTATCCAATCTTGTAAGCCCGACCTTCGACTAGGTCCGTTACCTTTAGCTTTCTCATTACAAGCCCTGCTTCAACTCTTCCATTAGATCAGGTCGGAAGCCGAACCAATTTCTTTTCTTATCAACATAGACAACTGGTAGATTTTGATATCCTAGTTGAATTACCCTGTTGACATAACGTTCATTCTTTGTTACGTCATAGGCAGTATACGGAATGCCATTTTCATGCAACCAACGCTTGGTAAATTCACACTGCATGCAGTTTGGTTTGGAATACACGATTACCTCATTCATCTTTCACAAACACTCCATTCTTAACTTGGCCTGTTCTATCTTTGATTTCTTCGTATGCGTGCGCTAGGCATTCAGTAAAATCTAAGCCGCGTTGGAGACAGTATCCAATTAATACTACCGTGATGTCGCCGACAGCATCGACTTCTCCAGTGAAGTCATTATCTGCATGAGCATCCTCTAATTCCTCGACCTCTTCCTTCAACTTTTTGATTTGACCAAGGCCATCTCCTACTGCTATGTCTCGATTCTCAAACCATTTATTTACTTTGCTGATTAGTTTTTCCATTTCCATTCTTCTTAACGCCCTTTCTTAATCTTCTCATGAATTTCATACAACGACTCTTTAACATATATTGCTTCGCATGAAAAGTTGATTTCTGTCTCATCGCCCTGTTCTTCCATATACGTTACCATGTTAAGGTTTACAGCTATCTCTTGATCGTGCGTGTTTGTTAAGTAAATAATCATTTTGAACCACCCTCTCTATGTCTTCGCAGCAATTCCATGTCAAAGTCTTGTTCCTTGAATTTTTCAGCAAGTTCTTTATTCAAGCCACATCCAATCATCTCATGGATAAGCATGTAATCGGTAAGTGAAAAATCTTTGCCGGTTATATATTTAATCGCCTTTATCACATTGCGGCCAAACGATCTAGACTTAACGTCAGCGCTTATGCTTTCAAAATGAATTGTATGTTGAGAAAGCCACACTAACAACTTCAGACAAAAGTCTTTTCTGTTTTTAACATCGTTCAGTTGGATGAATACATTATGCTTGTAAGAAAGTACCAACTCTCCACAGCTATTGATACCAGCATCGTCAAACATCCTCATGACCTTACGGACATATTTAGGTATCATTCCACTACCTCCAACTCAATTAACCCAGCGATACAAAAATCTGGATAACCCCATTTACAATATTCATACTCAACAGATTGTGGTGTATTTTTTTCCCTTTCGAACCCCTCAGAAATCAGCCAATCATGTGCTGCTTCACGACTATTAAATGCTTTTGGATAGGTGCCGTAATCATTATCTCCATCTTTATCAAAACTACACCATTTGACAGCATACATAAATCGTTTCATCACTCATCAACCTCACTTAACCATTCTCAGCAGTGTCATCACCGCGTCGTATTCTGGTGCCATCGCGCTAGTGATACCATCGTACAGGGAAAATAGTCCGAATACGATTAATGGAATCACCAAAATTATCCAAAACCCAGACGCAGAGTAGGGGTCTTCTTTCAACTTTTTCCAAATGGCAATAGAAACGATAATAGCAATCGCAAACAGTACAACCGACAATACGATTTCTGCCACACCATTGACGAACTCGCCACGCACCATAATTTGAAACGCTTGGCTAGCAATATCCGGAACACCTTCCATGCCTTTTGTTAGCAGGTCTAAAATTTTACTTACTTGTGTGTCCATTACTTATCATCCTTTCCAACAATTTCCACCCATTCTACATACCGACTTCCCATCCGTTTATAGAATCGTCCTGACGCAGGATCATATTCATACCCTTCGTCGCTCATTTTTCTAATCGCTTGCTCTCTAGTTTCATGTTTGAACATCCCACCACCTAACGAAATTCCATTAGGTAATCGCTGAATGCGGTGCAGCTCTAAAATCTCAGCCATTGATTGTCATCCTCTCTTCTCGTTGTCGTTGTAGTCCGACTCTTCATTGTCTCGACTATCGATTCGATAGTCAGTCAGCAGCAATGCTAGGGCTATTAAGCCTGCGGTTAAAGCTAGTGTGATGATCATGTTAATGACCTCCTTCGTTGACTGTGATGTAGCACTCCATCTTGCCTTCTTCATTCTCATAGCAATACCGTCGATGGACTTCCGGATACTTGTCATCTCCTACCTGCCAAGTGTTGATAAGGACCGGCTTTCCTTTAGCTGCCTTGACCTTCTCTCGTTGTATCTTGGCCATGGAAATATTATCCTTGTTTGGGGGATGAGCACTAGGCTTTGGATTGATAAATGCCAGTGGAATCCACCAGAAGGAGCAGATGAGTATCGCTAGAATCATCGATAGTTTCTTGATTTTCGTTCTCATGCCTACACCCCAAAGTGGACATTTTGAGGTTGCGAATCACCGTCTGGCTACGCCTTATCTGCGCCTCGTACGCAGCGATCGTTGCTTGGCGTTCCGCCTCTGACACGATGACGAAGTATCCGCCTGACTGATTCCGGATGGCCCCAATTGGATACTTCTTCGCTCTTAGAGACTCGACTAGTTCACAGAAATCTCTTCGGCTTAGTCCAGTTTCTGCTTTGAGTTGGGCGTGGGTCTTCGCGTTCTCAGAGCCGATTGGCAAATGACTTAGTAGGTGTGCCTCTCTGTTTGTCAATGGCTCTCTCTTTTGCATCCAACTTGGTACAACTTCTGATACTCTTTCGCCTGGTTGAGACAGTCCCCATAATTCTTCAGTAGTGTATGACATGTTAATCATCCTTTCTCCTGTTTCGTCCGCCCATTTGGACTTCTGTCATTAGCTTTGTCAGGCGCTCATCTAATCGAGTTGCGTCCATCGGAATGACGTCCTTGCCTTGGCGGACTTGGTTGATGTAGTCCATGATAGTTAGGTTGCTGGTAACAAATGTCGGCAGCTTGTTGTTCATACGATAGTCAAAGATGTCGTAGATGACTGTCTTGAGCGACCAGTTAGTGATAGGCTCGGTCCCTAAATCATCAAAAATGAGGACTTCACTGTTGGTTTTGATATTCCGTAGGAAGCCATCGAGATCCGTACTGTTAAACTTTATTTTCTCGTGGCAATCCTTAATTAACTGGTTCATGCTCAGAAAGCGGACCGAAATGTTTTTTGCTACTAGGCGATTGGTGAAGGCGCCCATCAGGTGCGTCTTGCCGATACCCATGGCGCCTACCAACCACATGCCTTTGCTGTACTGGCCTTGGCTATAGGCATCAATGAATCGTTTGATGTATGCGTAGGCCTTGGCGTTGTATAGGTCCTGGTCTTCCTTGCCGACTGTGGCATCTCTGAATGACTCGGTCGTGGCGTCGTAATGCGCTTTCGCAACCATGCCATATCCAGACATCAGTCGGAATGCCAATCGCTCGTTTCGAGGAATGTATTCGACCATCACATTGTGGTCGTAAATCTTGAGGTTAGCTGAATACCATTCATCCGTGTCTCGGACCTTGATATACTCGCGGAATCGGCTCATGTTGCGTTGGATGAAGTCAGCGTCATCGGTTAGATCATACTGCTCTAGGAACATCCGAACATCGATGTCCTCTAGCGTGCGCTTGGCTGCTTCTTTGGCTTTCTCGATAATGTGAGGAGGCATCTTGGCGAATAGGCCACTAAAATCTAGTTCGTTCAAAATGGCTCACCTCCGCTAGCCTTTAATTCTTCAAGTGCCGCTAAGTCATCGGCTGATGGTTGATACTCTACTGGCTTAATTGGCCCTTGGCCTTTAGGCTCAGGCAATTCATCATTCCAACGTTCTTGGTTGAACCAGGTACTGCCATGAGCGATGTACTTAGCTTCTGTCTTGTTGGCTTGGATGTGTCGCTTGTATCTGTGGACACCTTCCAGAATTTGCTTAGGGTCTGTGCCATTGGCTATAGCCTTCTTGTATGCAGCTAACGCCTTGGCTTTACCTTGCTTGTTCGGGTACTCATTCCAGATGGTCTCGAACATGTCTTTTTTGTCTGAAATCGACTCATTCGACGTATTATATATATTATTCTTTGTATTATTTATTATTGTATTATTATCCTTGCTATTTTTAGCAATACCCCCCATGCTATTTTTAGCATGACCCCCATGCTGTTTTTGACAATAGGTATTGCTATTTTTAGCAATAGGGTCCTCGGTGTTTTTTGTCACCGGGCACTCCCATTTTTTGATGATTCGAATCACCCTTTTGTCGACCGCTCCTGTCTCAGTTTTGAATAGATTGACGGTCACATAGCCTTTCTTTCGGAGGTCCATGATGATATGTGCTACACGGCTTTTTGATAGTCCAAAGAAATTAGCGAAATACTGGTTATTAGCCCAGCATCCATCTTCGTTGTCGAGGCTATCAATCTCAACTAGCATAAGCTTTTCCATCCAAGCAAGCTGGCTATCTAACCAGATTTCTTTTGGAATCCACATGCCCTTAAATCCGCGCTTTTCCATTTTGAAAACCTCCTACCTAACCGCTATCCAATCATCTGCCAGAATGTCTTCCTTGGATGGGTTCCAAGAGTTCATTCGGCTAGCCGGCATAATAACTACAAATCCTTGTACTTCGTCCGTTGGAAGTAACTTTACTGGCTGGTCCCATGACGACCGCTTTATGTAGCTATGGGACTCATTTGTACTGTTGATCGCGTCAATAATTGTCATTGTGATTTACTCCTTTTGTGCTATACTTTCAGTTAGAGGTGATTTTATGGCCAAAGATGACATTTCTCTGTTGTTCTCAACGATTAGCATTGTAGTAACACTTTTTCTCTTCTTTCGACGTCTCTACACCGAACGCGTGAGTGTTGCTGTAGAGATAAAGCGGTGTTTTATTCCGCCTGTGGGCGGCCCTGTTTTGGCGCTTGACTTATCATTCGTAAATCGTTCAAGGCTCAATGCGACCATACAAAGCGTTTCTGTCGAAATAAGAGATGAATTTATACATCAAGTCTGTTGCGACGGAAATTTCTCTGTATTCACGAAAATAAACGGTAAACCCAATCTATTTACTGCGGAAATACCTAGTACAATACAGTCTCTATCAAGTTCTCGGGGATGGTATATTTTCACATTCGATAACTTCGATGCCGGTTCATTGGAAGAAAACCAAGTGGTTAAAATACTTATCGTAGTCAACGGAAAATTGAGAAAATCTCGTTTAACTCTTCCTAAATCCACAGAAGTATCAATGCTATAATCGCGCAGATTAAACCTACTAATTCTAAAACGTCATATTCATCAAAGTTCATTTCCTACACTCCTATACAAAATTAGTTTTGTGTGCTAAAATAGACACATATAGCTTTTATAAGTCGATTTGAGTTGCCGCTCTATCGACTTTTTCGTTTGTTCCACACTGCTTTTGTGCCTACATACATGCCACTT